GATGGAGCGAGGGGTGAATGCTCCAGAGGCTACCATCCTCGACTTCGAGGACGCCGACCTGTCGCCGTTGATTGACAGGAAGCCCATTTCAGTATGCCTGCACGGCCAGGGTCGTGGTTGCGCCAGTGTCACAGACCGCCGACACGCCGCCGGTGAGGATCGGCGTCACGTCCTGATCCAGAAGGATCGACGCCCCCGACGCGAGCGGGATGCCGTTGGCGACAGTGAGAGTCACGGTCGACGGCACCATCTTGAGATAGGCCGTGCCCGAACCGTTGTTGGCGATGGCGATGAACTCGTAGTTGTCGCCGGAGGCTGGAACAATCGACGTGATGGCCGTTCCGACCGTTCGTGATGTGTGGACGAGTGACACTTGAGACTCCAATCAGTAGTTTTGGTGAGCGAATCCGTACCAAGAAGTTCCGTCGCTGACGAATCGAAGCACGTCAACCTTCCCGTTCGTCGCCGTGACCGTTGGGGCCGAGCCCCCAGGCCACTTGACACTCGTGAACGTCGCCGTGTTGCCGGTGCCTCCTTGCGTCAGGATCAGGATCAGGGATGCGCCGGCGGTCGCCGTCGGCATCGTAAATGTGCAGTTCGCCGAGAGCGTGGCTCGCTGCACGCTCGCGGAAGAGAGCGACAGAGTCAGCGACGAGCCGGTGTTGCCCAGTGAAGACGACTTGTCCTGAATGACGGGTAGCCTGTCGATGGACAGTGTGCCGGACGTCAGCGCTCCGGCCGAGCCGGTGAATGCCGTGTTCTGCGACGACAGGTTTCCTGAGAACACAATGCCGGAGAGGTAGGCCGTTCCTCCATTGATCGACCCGCTTGTGTCGTTGTCGCCGATGAAAAACATTTCGCCGTTCACCGTCCCGTCGCCTGCGATCGGGCCGTGCGAGTGGTCGCCATCGGCCGCCGAGACGTCCGATGCGGTGAGCGATACAACTCCGGTCCTCCCGTTGACGCTCACGACGTTGGCCCGCAGCGAGGTGCCGCCGACCATGGACAGCCCTGTCCCCACGGCTACAGCACCGACAGCGGTAGTCGTTGCGACGGGGAGCCTTTGGCTCGACAGCGTTCCGCTGGAGATATTCGATGCGCTCGATGCGACCAGCAATATGGTCGACAGGTCTTCGATAAGGCTTCCGTTTCCGAGAGTCGACTCGACTTGCGATTGCGAGATAGAGATTTCGTCGGAACCGCCCGCACCGTGCGATGCCGCATGGCTGGCGGGCTGGTACGCGCTGCCGACCGCGACGATGCTGCCGGCCTGGGTCGCGGAGACGCTCACGCTGCCCGCGGACGAGACGGTAGCGCCGATCGCGGTGCTGGTGACGTTGACGCTGACCATGGTTACGGATTCGCCGCGGTGACGCTCCCAGACAGGACCGTTCTCGTGGCGCTGTCAGTGTCAATCCACCGGAGATACCATCGATAGGCGACTCCGGGCGACAGAAGTGAAGACTTGTTCTCGGGGAGCGTCAGGAGAATCTGCCCACTCGCAGCGTTCGTGACGGTCTGGTCAAAGGACGTCACGGTGGCACCGATGGTCGTTACAAACCCGCTGCCGCCGCCGCCGGCCGCATAGACGTTGGTGACGTAGATCGAGTTGGTGACGGTGTAGCCGGTGATGTTGACGTCGAAGTCACACGGCACCCGCAGTTCATCGCCTGGGATCAGTGTGACGTTCAATTCCCCTGGAATCTGAATGACATCTGCCACGTCACCGACCTCCCTCGTCACCCTGCCGGCTGGTGACGATGATCTTGAGTTCCTTCTGGTTTTCGGCGATTTCCTGCATGGTCGAAGCCTGTTGCAACTGCGTCCGGCTGATCTCGGTCAGCGTCTCGCGAGTCGTGTCGAGGAACTCGGTGTGCGACTTCACGATCGGAACGACGACCGTGCCGTTCAGCGAGGTCGCCGCCTCGCGGATCATCCAGAGCAGGGCTATCAAAACGAAAACGGGGACGCCGAATCTCTCGGCGACCCTGATGGCGACCTCGGTGGTCGTCTGGGGCGCTTTTTCGCTCATCACGCCCCTCCTTGGGCGACAGAAACTGCCTCCCTACATTATATCGGCGTATAGACTAACAACGGCCGCATCCACGGCGGCTGCGAGGTCGTCGAGCGTGCCGGCATTCTCAATGGTCGAGTAGATGTGATCGGCCGCGATACCGCTCTCGCTTTCGTGGGCGGCGGTGGCGTCCGACAGGCACCGGCCCCCTGGTCGGACGACTTGAAAGATGACGCCGCCGGCCTCCTGAATCATCTCGGCCTCGTTGTCGAACCGGACGTCGGTGATCACAACCCGCTGCGACGAGTCGAACCGCTCCACGGCACTCCTGACCCAGATTTCAGGGTGGATCATGTTCCGGCCGAACTCCGTCCCCATGAGTTGCAGGAGTTCCCGCGGCGACTTGCCGAGCCACGGGATCACGGCCTCCTTGTTGGCCCGGTCCTTCAGCCACGCGACCGGCTTCCCCACGATCGCCGAGACGGCCTCGTAGAGAGGGTCGGCGAAGGCCATTTCGGTGAAGCCGTGACTGCTCGCCAGCCGCCGCGCCACCTCTCCCTTGCCGCTGCCGGCGGCTCCGCAGAGTCCGATCAGGATCACAGTCGCATCTCCTTTCCATCGAATCGAATCGTTACCCCGAGGTCGTCGGTGAGCCACCGCATCCCGACCCCGGCCTCCCGCAGCATCGTCTCGCCGTCCCTGACGGCCTGGAGCCATCTGGACGGTGTGGCGTTCCGAGGCTTGACGTGGCCGACGACCTCGTAGATGCCGGCCTGAATGATCGCCCTGGCGCAATCGGGGCAGGCGAACCAGAGGCAGTACATCGTCGCGCCGCCGGTGGCCCAGCCGACCGACGCGGCCTTGTAGATGACGTTCCGCTCGGCGTGCTCGATGAACGTGTACTTCTCGGGACGCCCAAGCCGGTGATGCCGCCGCTCGACGCCGGCCGGGAAGGCATTGGCGGCAGTGAAGACGAGGTCGTTGAGCCTCGCCACCGCGGCCCCGTTCTGGGTTTGGGTGTCGCTTGAGTGCCTCGTCGCCTCGCGGGCCGCGAGCCGGAGGATGTCGACCTCTGTCATCGGGCGTTCAATCACGAGACGAACACCGGGAGGACTTTGGTCACTCTGTCGTGGTCGTGATCGACGATGATCAGCGACTGCGACGGGGGCTGGAACTCGGCCTTGATGCGGTCGGCGAAGGCGTTGTGGCCGATGAGCGACCCGTTGGCGACGAAGCGGTAGGGGAGCCAACAAAAAGTGTGCCAATGACCAAACACGTCGAGCGAAACTCGCCGAGAGATATTCCAGTTGGCGATCGCCTTGTTGGCGGGAATGGTCAGACCCCCGACGCCCCCGCCGAACCGAATGGCGTGACCGTGATGAAAGCGAACTGCGAAACCGTCGAGGTCGACGACGTTCAGGTAGCCGTGGCCGATCTGCCACGAGACGTTCGGACGCTTCTCTGCGGCGGCCATTGTCAGGTACATATGCTGCTCGAACGAATGCTCGTTCTCGGTGGCGATCCTGGGCTTGTGTGTCGTTCGACCGTGGTTGCCGCTGCTCGTTGCGACGACGACGGGAGCGATCTCCGACATCGCGTCGATGACGCCGCCGAGGCGGGCCTGCGCCCACCGCGTCGCGGCCAGCGGAGCCAGTTGGGTCATCTCCACGAGGTCGTCGTGAATCTGGCCCGTGATCATGTCCCCCAAAGCGGCCACGACGACGCGGCGAATGTTGGTCAGCGACTTCTCGTGCTCGATGAGCATCGACGCCCGCTGCACCAGTTGCTTGATGCGGCGGTCGGCGATGTCGAGCGTGTACTCGTTCCCAGGCACGTTGGTGGCAGGATCGACTCGCTCCTCGACGTGCCAATCAGAGCAGACGAGGATAGCCGTGGCCTCCGGTCGCTTGCCGGCGGGCTTGGCGCGGCTGATCTTCTTCGACTTGACGCCGGCCAGGGCGGTCAGGTTCTCGCGGGCCTGCTTCTCACGGTCGAGTTGACCGAGGGCCACCTCGTACTTCTTACGCAAGGCGGTCAGTTCGCCGCGGAGGCGGCTTGCCTCTGCGTCGGCCGTGACGGCGACCACTCTGTCTTTTAGCCGTGGAGGAGCCATTGGTTCATCGTGTGGAGGCTGCACGGGGTGAGATCACGATTCTGCTTGAGGTCTTCGAGGATCGCGGACGCGAGCGTCCTCGCCTTAACGTCCAGTTCGCCGGCCCGGTAGGCATCGCGGACGGCAATGACTTCATCTCGAACTTCGCAGTCCAGGCGATCGAGCCACGTTGTGTATCGAGCGTCTCGACTCCTTGACGCCGCGGCGGCCACCCGATCAAGAAGCCGACTGCCGGTAGCCGAGGGCCCAGAGGACTCGGGCGATGTCGCGAGCCGACTCGGTGACGGTTTCTTCTGACATCTGCGGGTAGCAGGCATGAAGGCACTCGTGGATAGTGGTTTCGAGAAGAGCGCGGCCCTTGAGCCGCTCGTCGATGAGAATCTTCCGCTTCATCAGCGGGTTCTTGGAGTCCGGCAGATAGGCCCAGCCGGCCGCCTGCCCTCGCAGCCTCGTGAACCGGAGGAGCCACTTGACGCCGGCCAGGGTGAAATGATGGTCTGTCGGCATCTGAATATCGTGACGAAGAGACTACGGGGAGTCAATGGGGTTTTCTGCCTTCGATCCCGGCGGCAGGCCAAGAAACTTAGCCCCCAGTTCATTTAGCGCAGACTTCCTACGCCCACACCCGCAGTCGCTGATCCCGACCTTGCTGGCAATCGCCTGCACGCCTTCTTCTGTAATGCCCATGGACTCAAGGGCGTCGGCGACTAAATCCCCAAGGCCCGGCTCTTGTTCAGTCATGGCGATTTATCCTTAGTCGGCAAGTTTTAAGGCATTCTCGGAGAACACATCAGACCAACCCTCGATCTTTGTCGAGAATGTCGCCGGCCCGCTGCACGGCCCGACAGCCGTGACCGTCGGCGCTTGGGTGAAATTCCTCACCCCGCAGAAGTAGCCATCTGTTCCGCTGTAGATGTATGACCACAAAATACCCTCAACGTAGCCGTCGTCTTCAAAAAACGGGACGAACCTCGCATTGTAGTTGCCAGGAATAAGCCCGACAGGCGAGGTAATGGTCATCTGGCCTTGATTGGCCCGTGATACCAAGCAGAACTCAACTTTGTAGTCCTGAAGGACGGGGAACTCAACGGCCCTTATTCCATTGACGTACCCAAGAGCCTTCGCAACCGCCGAAAATTGAAAAGGCCGTTCGTTATCCACCACAATCACGGTCGGTGTCGAAGTGTACCCTCGCCCTGCGTTTGTGACCGTGATGCTTGCGATCTGAAAATTCGGCCCTGGCGACAGATTAGCCTCGGCCCTCGCTCCGGTGCCGCCGCCGCCCACAATGAACACAGACGGCGCGGTTAAGTAACCTCTGCCACTGTTGATCACGGAGATGCTGGTGACGCTCCCATTGCTAACCGTAGCGACAGCGTCTGCCGGCGACGTCCACGCATAGGGCGTTCCTCCTTTTATCACGAGCCTTGCGCCCAGCGTGTATCCATCCCCGCCAGAGACAATCGTCGCGGCATCCATCGCCCCGACAGTCGCTCCAGAGCCAGCCTCGTCCTCAAGGGTGACGGTTGGTTTTGTTGAGTATGCGTTTGCGTAGTATTGCCTATAGAATGCGGCGTAAGATTGACTGAACGATTGGCTGGAAAACGCGCCCGACATGATCAGCGAATCAACCGCCGAAGCGTTTGTGATGGCTGCCGAAAACACACCGTTCCCCACGACAGGGCCGCGGGTGATCGTGCCAGAATTTGTTCCAGCCGAACGAACTGCGGCAGATCGCAGAGTAAGACAAGTGCTGGGGATCGCTGAAATGCCATCTATTGCGGCCACCTCGGGCTTTTTCCAGAACCTCAACTGCGAAAGAATCGATGGGGTCGTAAAAGACGAGATGCCTCCTCCGCTTACGTTGCCGAGAACGATCGTGTCTCCGGCCCTCGCGCCACTTGACGCATACTCGGCCATCTCGCCCCTGATCTGCGCTATTCCGGGGAGTTTCTTCTCCATGTACCCGGGGAGGTTTGTGTAGTCAGTGCTCTGCTTGTATGAGTTCCCTGAAGACGTGACGGTGACGCTGGAAACTGATCCTGATATTCTTGTCTTCAGCCGTGCCGCCGCCGCCGCAAAGCCTCGGTCGAACTCTTGTTGATTGATCTCCCCGCTAGAGAAGCGCGCATTCAAGTCCGAAATGATGTAGTTCGATGAGTGCGACACAGTCGCTACGGGTTCTTCCTGTAGCCCACTTGAGCCGGAGTGGGCGCAAAACATGACAGAGCCGTTTAGCGTGGCGGTCGCGGCGGCTCCGCTACCGGGAGACGACAGGGTCGCCGTGGCTGACGCCCCGCTTCCGCCGCCGCCATTGTAGAAGACAATCGTAGGCGGGATGGAGAAGTCTTCCCCCCGTGAAGTGAGCGTTATGCTGTCTACGCTTCCAGATATCTTCGCTTTTGCCGTCGCTCCGCTTCCACCACCGCCAGAAATAAATACCGAAGGAGCGGACGTGTATCCGTCCCCTTCGTTTACGATCGAAATTCCTGTCACAGCGCCTGATTCAGACACAGACACCGTGGCCGAAGCCCCCGCGCCGCCACCGCCTGAGAATGATACTGTCGGTGTTGACGAGTATCCCGAACCGCCGTTGAGCACCTCCACGCTCACCACTTTTGCCTTGAAGGTCGCCGTCGCCGTCGCGTTAACGCCACCACCGCCACCGCCAATAAATACGTCAGGGGCAGAGGTGTACCCGCTGCCGCCGCTGGTTAATGATATGGATTCGACTTGCGATATGGGCGTAAATGACACGGTCGGGGGCGAATTCCTGTACCTTCCTCCGTCAGAAAGAGACACGCTCTCGACACCGCCGGCTTCGTTTAGTGTGCATGTGGCTTCAGCGTGGATGCCAACGCCTGAAAACGAGACTCTCGGCGGAATCCTGTAGCCGCTTCCTGAAGCAGTTACGTTAATCTTAGAAACAGGGCCGGCAATCACTGCGGTCGCTGTCCCCGGAGTCCCGCCGCCGCTGGCCGTCAGGGTGATTTCTGGTGGTGACGTGTATCCACCACCGCCATTGAGCACGCCGATCGCCATCACGCTTGCGGAGTAGACGGCACTCGCCGTGGCTACTCCGGCCTGCTGAGACACAGTCGCTGACGCGACATCTCCGTAGCCTGATCCGGTTGATTCAAGAGTGAGACTTGATGAAAGAACTTTGTACGCCGCCATTGTCGTAAGGTCGGTTTGCACATCAGCCGATCTGGCCCTCAAAATCGACGAGTCGCCGTCCCTGCGGATGGAACGGCCCGACACTTTCACTTTGCCATCGAACTCTCCGGCCGAATACGAAGCCCATCCGGTGTCGTAGGGGAAATAGTAGCCGTCTGTTCTGTAAGAATACCTAGTGTATGGAAATGAGCAGAGCAACGAAGACTTAGTTCCGATGCCTGCACTTCGGCTAAATGATTCGACTCCCGCTGGGGTGAGGGGCAGAAGATGAGACTCAAAAGGTTGCGAAAACTGCACGACAGACAAGGCTCCACCGCTCCCGCCAACGCCCGAGATCGAAGCGGACACCTCACCCTCGTTAAGATACCCGATATACGTTCCGCTTGCGGGACTTGGAGCAATAGCACCGTGCCGTATCGTGAGTTCACCAGTGGAAGTGATCGTAGATGCGGCTGGATGGCTGTAGGTCGTTGTCTGCGTCGAACTAGTCACCACTTCAGACCCGCCCCCGCACGTCTCCTTGCTGTTCACGACGAACGTCTGAGACGTTGGGCTATTAGGGTCGTACTCGTCAATGGCATTACGCGAAAGGGCGAGAGACATCGAGGCAGACGAGTAACCGCTGCCGCCGTTGGAGACGTAGATGTATGTCGGGTACTGCTCGCGGGCGATCGAGCGCGTGCCGGTTGTGCTTGAATACCTTGCATCAAATGTTCCGTTATATGTGAACGTGTAGTCGTAAAGTTTTCTTGGCGACTTATACACCGCCTGCGGACCAAGTGGGTCGCCCAAGTGATACCACCTCCCGTCTGTGCCTTTTGCGCAGTCCTCGCGAACTTCACTGAAGGCCGAAGGGCCAAAAAGCCTCGCCGTAAACGTGGCAGGCGCAGTTCCGGCATACAAGAACTCGGCCGAAGGGGTTGCTGTATACCCGGCTCCACCAAACGCGCCGTTTCGCGTCCAGAGGTTCGTTTCTGGAGGAAAGTAAGTCATCACCCCATAAGAACTGGCCTTGGCGAAGTTTGACGCAAATGCCACCCGCTCTTCCACCAACCTCGACAGGGCTGATGCGTCAATACTAGACCCCTCGATATTGCCCACGTTGTAGACGCCGTGGTCAGGAACAGAGAGGCACACTCGATTGGTTAGGCCCGCACCGCTGCTCCCGCGATCTCCGAAGCGTGCTAACTCGCCAGTGGCCAAAATATCGATTGTCGCCCCCTGCCCCACGGGCGACGGGGACACACACGGCAGTACTCTGCCGCACGCGGTGTTGTTTCCCCACCAGTAGAGCGCCCCACCCGTCGTGACGCCGTAAGACGACTGTCCGCTTATAGAAACCGACTTCCACGACTCGTTTCCGACCACAACCGGGTATTCAAAAGTGTCAGTTATGCTAAGTGAGGTGGGCTCAAGGTCGTATAGCGCATCGCCGTCGCTTATGAGGGTGGGTGACGTACCGAATCCGTAGACGACGTCGCCGCCGACCGGCGATGCTTCGGCATACGCCGCCGTTCCGCTGATCGACGAGGGGGCGAAGAAGATGCGAGACTTATGCTCTATTGTGGGCGTTGACCATACCGTGCCTCGGTAAAGCGACACCTCCGAAGGCCACTGAGTGGTCGTGCCGATGACAGAAATGTTGCCAACTTTTGCCGCTATGCGTCCAGTATATCGAGTTGAAGTAACTGTGTAGTCGCTGGGAAGTGGTTGGGAATACCCGCCAGACGAGCGGGTGCCCCATTCCACCCATGTGCGGCCCGTTTCCACATTGTTGCCGTCAATACACTTATAAGTGACGCTGCCGTTGCCGCTAAATGTCCCACCCGTTCCCGAGGCAGGCCAGGAATTCCCCGTGGAGGGCGGCGGCACGCCCGGCGAAACGAACACATCGTATGTGCAGAACGATCCGGTGCAGCACACATCTTGAAGTTTTTCGGATACGGCGTGGATAGCCGTCGAATTTGTTGTGTGCGCTGGATAGGAGAAGTATGTTTTTATGAACGGAGGGTATCGGCATCCAGAAATAGTCGACGCGCTCACGCCCGCATTGGATATCGGAAACTCCGACCCTCCGTTTTTGACCACGCGAACGGATTCAATCTGGGGGCCGTCCCACGGCGAAGCCAATAGATAGTTACTTGAGTTGATGGTAAATGGGAACAACTTCCCATCCGACTGCTTCATCAGTTTCGGGAGCGATGACGTGTCGACTTTTGCATGGACTGAGACAACCTTTGAAGGCGTTAAGTCGACAGAACCGCCATCGTACACGATGCCTTGGTGCGTCAGTTGCACCCGAAGCATCTCGCCTGCCGACTGCGTGTACCCGCTTCCTGGGTTCGTGACGCTTATAGACTTCACAGTTCCGATGAGTGAACTCGATACGTTGATGCTCACGCCGCTTCCGCCGCCCCCGGAGACTTCAACTCGCGGGGGCGATGTCCAGATTTCCGTTGGAGGGAACCCCACTTGACTGACGCTTCGCGTGCCGAATACCGGCTTTGCGACGCCCCCGTCCCCGTCCCCTGACACTATGACGCCATATCCCGGCGACTCAAGGATAGATGTCGCCGCTGCGACCGACGCCGCCGTCCCCTGGTTTGTGACAGTCCAGCCAGTAATCGCACCGTTCTCTATCGTGGCAGTTGCCGTCGCGTTGTAGTATCTAAGCGTGGCTGTTGCGAAGGTGTACCCCTCCCCTCCGCTAATCACCTCAAACCCTGTCACATTGGAGGACGACATGACCACCGTACTCGCGGCGAGCCGTTTTCCTGCGTCTTCGGACGTGTTTCCGACAAGTTCTATTAAAGGCGCAGACGTGAACCCAGACCCGCCGCTCGTGGGAAAGATCGAGGTGGTGGCTCGTCCTGTCCACTCGACGCTTAATTCCGCCCCTGAACCAAGCATTCCACTGGGGCCGCCAACAATTGTCGCGGTAGGCTTGCCAGTGAGAGTTACTGACGCCATGTTTACGCGAGCGATTCCAGAAGACAGCCTTCCTCGGTACGAGTCTAGTTGGTAGCCGCTCCCCACGTCTCCTCGGTTTCGGCCATGTCCGATCCCAAGCGAGCCGTAGCCGCCTGTGCCGAACGCATACATCGCCCCGCCGGACTTGATCGCAAACCCCCGATCGGCGTCAGACGTAACGAAATCCCAGTCTGTGTCGTCGCTTATCTGAACGGGGCGGTCTTGTCCACCGGTTCCACCATAGCCTGTGGTGCCGTGAGTCTTGAATGTCTCGACAGCAACGATCGCTCGAATCCAGCACCATAAGGTTCCGTCTGCCCTGATCCCAGCATAATCCGACAGGCACTTCCAATCGCCCTCGTTGTCTATGGACGGGTCGGTGCAGCCCTCTAGTTCTGGATTACCACCGCCGCCAACAGCGACCGTCTCACGCGGGTACTGATAGGCTCCCGAGAATGGCCTGTAGACTTGCGGGAACTTGCAGCAAAATGCCCAGAACGACATCTGTCAGCACTCGGTATTCAGGAGGACATACTCTGCTCCAGACGCATCCGCAGCGGTTCGCACCGTTACGGTGCAAATCCTTGACGTCTGCCCTCCCGCGTTTATCGGAACGCCGCGAATAAGATTAATCGCCGTAGACGTCGAGGCCGTGTCCGATGCGAAACGTATCTGCTTCGTGGCCCCCTTGTTCCAGCCGCCTGTGTAGTACGCCTCGACGACGGTAATTCCTGACGGCTGCGGGAGCCGCTCGTGCCTTGTCGGAATGGTGCTGGCGCTGCCTCCAATGGTTTTGTCGTCGTAGGCCGCCACCATGCCGCGCAGTTTTTCGCGGAGCCCTTGTCCTACTAGGAACCCAGTGCCGCTTTTCATTAGGTCAGCCTTATTTGCATGGTCGTGAAGTCGTATTCGTCATAAATGCGATAGCGGTACACGAGAACAGGAGGCGTCGCCGTGTCTTTGCGTGGCGTCCCGTCGTCGTTCAGTGCGATCGGCTGTGATGAAGGCGTTTGCGAAGCACCACCGTCGGAATAGGAGAAGACCTTCACCATCGCCCTCACCTTTTCTCCGGCGGCGACGTTGTCAAAGAGCGCGAGCGGAAGGACGACCTTTCCGTTACTGTGCTTGAGCGGCTGCCCCCAAGGGTCTTGCGTGGCACCGGCTGCGGCTGGATTGAATGTCTTGCAGTTGAATCCGGTCTGCGGCACGGCGATGTCCCAGCCGATGTTGACAGTCTCCTCCGCTGTGCCGTTGTAGATTCTGGCCGGGTTCTTCTTGTAGAGAAACTCGTATGTCGACTTCCATCCGCGGTATATGTTCTTCCCCCATGGCTGAACATCCGGCTGGGAAGAGATCGACCGCAGCATCACAGTGCCTATCGCCATTCGCTGGCCTCCGACTATCAACTCCTTCTTGTTGACGCACCCCACGGCGTCGCGATACACCAGCGGCGACGCGGTGGAGAACTGCTCGACGGAGATAGTGAGCACTGGCTCAAGGTTCGCAATTCCGTCGTAGAGGTCTTTCGCTGTGTTGACTGCCGGCGACCTGTCGGTCGCGGCCTTCCATACGGAGCCCTCCTTTTCGACTTTTCTCCACGACCACGCCGGCGACTCGTAGGTTGACACGCTCGTCGACCAGTTCGCCGGCCGCACGTCAGGTGCCTGGGACAGGGGGCCGCCGCCGCCCGGCGCGGCGTCTGCCATCGACTTGTAGTTGAACGTGCAGACCAGGGACAGACGGCTGTCATTCTCATACCGGGAATCGAACGACCAGCACCTGATTCCGGTGTTTACCGGGTGGGCGTCTCCGACAGAGACGCCACACGCGCCCTGTATGTCGAACGACTCACCCGGAGTGCCCAGGAGAACCCGAAACACCCTCGTAGAAGAGTCGGCGAGCCCACCACCATCGACACTTCTCGAATTCTGCGACCCCGATGTTATTTCCGATACCGTTGCCATGTCGCCTACCCCTCAATGATGTTGACGAGGAGTCGGCAGTTCGAGTCGCCGGACGCTTGGTACGTCGCTCCTGACGAGAGCCGCAGGACCGCCGCCTCTCCGGCACGAAGTGACGCGAACGGAATCATCGATGCACCAGACACGACTCCGATTGAGCACGTTGTCGCTGTGGCGGTGGCGAGGTTTCGCATAAACGCCAGTCCGACAGACGTCAGCGACGCCGTGCTGATGCTCGTCGGCGTTGCCGATAGGACGTAAGTGTCGCTCTTCAGGCCAGCGACATTCATTGCCGCCGTGATGCCTGACGCGGACGCGGAATGAGAAAGAATGTCTTTCGATACATTGATGTTGACGCTGTAGTTGATGTCTGACATTTGTGTTGCCTTCTTAGAGGTCTAGAACTGCGGGCGGCGCGCCGTTTGCGATGGTGGCTGTTACGAGTTGCTGAAGTAGGCCAGACTGCTTCTGGAGTTCGACAAGGTCTTGGTTCTTCGCCGAGTCGTCGCCGCGAATGAGCCGGTTGAGTTCAGCGGCACCCTGGGACGTCGTCGTGTCGGATGCCTGAAGGGCGGCCCGAGACGGGCCCTGAAAGACGGCGTTCTTGACGGAGTCGGCGAGGTTAAAGATGGCGGGGGCTTGCTGACGCATGGAGTCTTCGACGGCCCGACGATTGGCTTCGTCGAGTTGCCGGCGATTGCCAATAACCCCGCCGGGCTGCGCGGCAAAGTTCGCCCGAATGTCGCGAAGCGTGCCCGCCAATTCCTCGCCCGCCTTCTGGGCTGGAGTCATCGCCGCCTGACGTCCTCGCTCCGCAGACTGCCTTCGCCGTTCCTCCGCGGTTGACGCATCTCGCGCTCTCACGACCGCCGGGTCGTTGTTGACGGAACTCTGAACCGCTGCTTCGTTTTGATCGCGGAGGTCTTCTCGCCGTCCGATTAAAGCCTCCCGCTGACCAGGGGCGAGGACGCCAGTCGATTCCAACTGCCGATCTATCGCAGCGATCTCCTCCTCTCGCCTCCTAACATCCACATTCTGTCGCGCTCGTTCCTCTGCGAGTGCTGTTTCCTTGCGAACGTCGTTTCTTAGTGCCTGTTGTCGCTCAAGGTCAGCCCTTGCCTGCTCTCGCCTTGCCCTCGACCCCGCGGTTCCCTGCTCAAGCGAGTCGCCTCTCCGCTGATCGGCTGCGGCCTGCGCCGCCTGAAGGTTTCCTTCGGCTTCTTGCCGCACTTTGTCAAAGGCGGTGGCAAACAGTTGTGCGGCGGCGGCTGCGGCCTCGATTGCGGCGGCCTCTCGCTCGCGAGCGTTGATTGACTCCGCAATGGATCGAACGGTTGCTTCAGCCTTTCTTGCGGCCTCGTAATCAGCGCCGACGCCAGACTCTCTTGCTCGCTTCTGGGCTCGATCCATTTCTCCGATGGCTTCCGCGAGCCTCTCGCTCGTGGTGTCAAGTTCAGACTGGAGCCCGGAAGCGCCTGGGACGCCGGCCTCAATGCCCTTTGCCACCGACTCCTGCGCGACGCCGATCCTTCGGGCGGCCCTGACCGCAGCCCCGGCCGTCTCGACTTCGATCTTGTTTGCGGCGCTAACCATTGCTTGCTCAAGTTGGCGCAGGGCTCGCTCGACCTCAACGAGTTGTTGCCGACGGACGGTGTTGCTGCCGCCGGCCAAAAGACCAGCGCCAAAAAAATTGTTACTCTCTATTTCCCTCTCAAGCCGATTTTTCTCAAAAAGCAGTTGATCCTGGGCGATTGCCATCTGCTCGGCCTGCGACCGAGCGCCGGCAAGCCTCGCGTTCATCTGGCCCTGCGCGGCGGCGGCGTTCGCATTAGCGCCGGCGACACCTGACGGGCTCTCGCTCTCGGTTGCAAACTGGAGTTCGACCGCCCGTCTCGACTCGACGGCAACCCTCGCTGCCTCGGCTGCCGTAATAGGGGCCGCTGCCATGGCGCGGTCGGCGGCTTCCTTCTCGGCCCTGCGGGCCGCGACAATCTCGCCCTGGAGGCGAATCCGTTCTCCAGGGTCCGCTGTCTCCTTCAGCGTTCGCTCGCGAGCCTCGACGATGCCTCTCTGTCGCTGAACTTCAGGGTCAAGTTCCGCAAATCGCTCCCTGTTGAAGTCCTGCTGCTTTTTTCTGATGTCCGAGAGTTGCTTCGACAACTGCGACGCCTCGCTGCCTTGCTTCGACAGCCCCACTCGGGATATTTCGTCGGCAAGCGACGAGAACGATTGCGCGAGTTCGTCTACGAGCGACCGCTGCTTGTCGATTGCTCCGTTCATGGCACGCAGGGCGTCTTCAGTCCCAACGCCGGCGTTCTGCCACTTGATGTAGCCGACGACGACTTGTGCAATCGCGGAGGTGAGGACGCCGGCAATGAGTCCGGCAGTGCCGCCGACGATGAATCCGAGTTGGGACAGGTTGTTGCCGGCGGCCCTAATTCGTTGGTCTAGTCCCCCTGTGACGGACATGAAGTCGTCGAAGGCAAAGACGGCCTGCTGCACAGCAAGGCCGGCGTTTCCAAATGCTCCGCGCCCGACGTCCCCTGCGCGGCCGACTGCTCGCGAAAGCCTGCCGGGCGAGATGCCGGCGGCAGCGGCGGCGGCCCTAACGGCCTCCTGGGTGAGGCGCTCGATCTCCGTCCGAGTTCCGCGAACGTCGAGCGTTCCTCTCGCGGCTGCCTGCGAGATCGCCGACCGCAGTTGATTGAATGCTCCGGACGCGGGGCCCCTTGCCTCCGACGCCGCGCCCGCGAGGGCTCGCTGGATGACCTGAAGTTGCGCTGAGTAGCCCCGAAGCGATATTTCCTGAAGTCCGAACTCTACGCCACGGCGGCCTTGCCCCCCAAACTGGAGGCCAAACTCCATGCCTCGGCGAGTTCGCGAAACTCGCTGCTCAAGCCGCTCGGCCTCCGCGGCGGCGATCCTGATTTGATTTGCGGTCGCCCCGAAACCAGCCCTTGCCAAATTGGCGGCGGTATTGGTGGCGTCTTGCAGCGACGGAATGAGTGCGGATCGGATTGGGTCTGGCAGCGAATCAATTTGCTGCCGAGCCGCAGCGACGCGGGCCGTGATGTTGTCGACTTGACGGCCGACGTCTAGCCTTCCGCCGAGCACCCCGGCCCCGCCTGGGATGTCGCCCCCCATCCTTCGGCGTGCTTCTCGCTCAAGTTGATCGGCAAAGTAGTTGGTCCCGACTGGGGGGCTGCCGGGCCCGGAGCCTGGGCCGAGCGGCGTCGCCCGCCGCGAGAACTGACCGATGCTCTGCTCGATCTCGGCGTCTCTCGCCCTGCGCTCGTCCTCGGCCCTCATCCGAAGGAGGTCTGCGACTGGCGTCGCCCGCCGCGAGAACTGACCGATGCTCTGCTCGATCTCGGCGTCTCTCGCCCGAGCAGCGGCGGCCCGCTCAATGTTTGTAATCTGTTGCTCAATCTGAGCGTTGATCTGCGAGTACAACGCGAGTTGGCTGTTGAGTGCGGCCTCCGCGGACCCTGCGTCGCCGTTTCGAGAGTTTCTGACTTTCTCCAGTGCGGCGTGCAGGCGAACTGCCTCGGCTGCGGCGGCTTTTTGCTGACCAACAAGCCCCGTGATCTGCGATCCTGCGAGGGCTTCAGGGCTAAGTGTCAGCGCTTTTGCCTGGAGTGCCCGTGACCGCTGCATCTCGGCAACTAGGCCGGGTTGCTGGAAGGCGAGTTCCCGCCCGGTGGCGAGGCCGCCGGCGAGAGCGTCTGCCTCCCTGATCCGAGACATCGACGCTATGACCGCCGCGACCTTCTGTTGCACCCGGCCAAATCGCTCCTCGCCGACTTGTCCAGTGCGGTTGATCGTGGACGCCAGCGCCTCCGTTGCCTTCTGAGCCGAAATCAGCGCCGGAAGGAACTCGCCCTGAACCTCGTAGGAGAGTTTGCCGAAAGTCTTGGCGGCGTCGGCGAGCGGCTTTGAGACTTGATTGGTCGCGGAGTACAGTTGCCGCATCTTGTCGGCGGCAGCGCCGAGGTCGGCCGCGTCGAAACCCTTGAAGGACAACTTTCGGCTCGTTGCCGCCGCCAGAGCGCGGTCGAACTTCTGTGCTTCGGTGTAGATGGCCCTAAGCGAAGCCGACGACGCTGACGAGGCAGACGCCAAGGTCGACTGCATCGACTTCGCGAAAGACGTTACGTCCTTCGCCGCCGCATCCAACTTCGGCTTGAAGTCGCCGGTGTTGGCCGTGACGATCGCGGAGATTTTGCCGAGGTAGCCGTTTGCCACGTCAGAGCCCCTGCAACTTCTTGAACTCCGCGATCATCTCCTGCTCGCCCTGCACGGGGCGTCTGGCGGTGGGGATGAAAGCAGACTCATCTGGAATGTCGTGCTTCTTGTAGTTGCCGGACGATGCCATCACGATCCGACACAGCCTTGCCGTCTGCTGCCAGTGGTCAGGCAACGGCCATCGCTGGTCGTAGGCAAACCACTCGCTCAACTCCTCACTGTCGATCTCTTGAAGGAGTTGCTTGACCGTCTTCCCGAGTGCGAGCGCTAGGCGGAAATAGAACCGTCGCTCGGGACGACGGTCGAATCGTTTCCCAGCGAGTCCACAGCCTCGTTGGTGAAGGCGTTCAGGGACCACGCCTTCTCGAAGAGCCGGTTGATCACGAGGCTTGACTTCTTCGACAGTTCGTCGACCTCGGCGTCGGTGAACAGCCTGTCGCCCTTGTCGTCGCAGAGCGTCAGGACGAGGAATCGCGAACGGAAGTTCTTCATCTTCTGCTCGGAGTAGCCGTCCTCAAAACGATCGCGGTCAAAGCCAGTGATCGTCTTGATGAACACGTCGCCGCCCCACTCGGGGACGTTGACCTTCTCGGTCTTCGAGTCGCCGGCGGCGAGAATCGCAGCCTTATTGAGAGCCATAAAACCTCTAGCCGTTCTGGTAGTAGTCAGTAAATAAGAACTTCGCCGTACCCTTGACGACGTCGCCCGCCTGCGCTGACACGGACACAGACTCAAGAATCACTTGTTTCGACGCGCTAAAACCGTCGGATGTAAAACGGAGTTGGCCGAGTGTCCCGATGCTCGTGGTAGGGTCGCCACTTGAGAAGAACTCAACCGTCACAGATCCGCCTGTTTTTACACCAGTTGGCACGAGTACATTCTTGTCAGCACCGTCACTGGCGGCAGTCATGTTCACGATCTCGGGCGTCTGCGACTCAACGGTCACGCGAGTCGGCTTGCCCGAAATGCCAGGGAACGAAAAAGTCGCGCCCTGCGCTACCTTTGGCGAGGGGGGGGGCATTGATCAGCCGATCGTTACGGAGAGAACTGAAGCGTCGCCTGCGACCGAATGATGTTGTTCACGGCGAACGTCACACTCGACGAAGTCACGGTCGCGCCGAGGTTGGCAACGCCCGGAGCCGAGAACGCTCCAGTTGCTCCTGCCCGAGGTCCGTACCCCATGAACTCCAGCGTCGCTTCCGAGCCGTTCTTCAGCGGCGAGTTCTGGTACTGCTTCTGGGTGTCGGTGAGAGTCGTGACGTCCAACTGCTCCGCGGAGTCGCGGACAGTGACGCTGGCACAGGCGTAGGTGCTGCCGGAGAACGTGATTCCGGTCGAAGAAAGAGCGGCTGGCACTGGAACGACTCCTTGTGGTGGCGTATAGGGTAGAGGTTAGTTCGATGCCCGCACGGTTGTGGAGTAGGCGACGATCTCGCCGACGCGGTACGCAACCTCGCTCGACATCACTGTGGCCCCAGTGAACGAGATGCTGCCGCAGGAGAACCCGCCGGGCTTGTCGCCAATTGTCAACGCGGAGCCGATGTGGTTGATCGTGATGTCGGCGGCGTCCGGCAGGCCCTTGATGAACGTCTTGTATCCGTTGTTCGCGATGCTCATGTCCGACGTTTCGACCGTCGGGCACGTCTCATTGACCGTGACCTGGGTCACGTTCGCGACGGCCGAGCCGCCGAGGGTGCAGGAGACGCCTTGTGATACGGTGTAAGCCATTGTTACCCCTCGGATTCACTCCATCGAATCTGGTACAACTGCCGCACTTCGTAGGCCGGCGGAAGTTGCGCTCCCACGGCCGACGGATCGAGGTAGTCATCCGTTTCGGAGACAAGCCTCATATCATGTATTGTACAACCGGCGAGTGTGCCGATTCGGCCGTCCAGCGCGAGCCGGACCTCGTCAGCCAACTCGCGAGCCTCGTCGTAGTTCTTCCCCCAAGTGGCAATCTGGAGGTTAACAAGCGGGAGGAAGATCGGCCCCGCCAGCGTCGACTCGCGGGTGATGTTGGCCCGCCGGTAAACGCAGAACGGCATAGTGGCCGCCTTCGGCACGGCGACGGCGTAGACCTGAAAGCCTGCCGTCCTCGCCACTTCCGGCGTGGTGACCAGCCGCAGCCAGACGTGTTTCTCGGGAGAGATGATCATTGACCCAGCATCCCGTTGATTTTGCTCTGTATGCCGTTGATGAGGACGTTCAGAGCCTCGGAGCCGGACTCTGAAATAGCCTGCTCCATGGCGTGCTTTGGCGGCATGGCCCCGTAGGTTTCGCCGGGGTGGAGGGTGATCGGGTGCATTTTCCCGTTCGTCACGCCGAAGTCGTGCGGGTAGCCATTGCCCATGCGAGCCTGCCTCGTCGGCTCATTGATCGAGCCCATAAGGTAGTAGTGGCCCTTCGACATATTGGCGAACTGATCATTGTTGAACGACCCTGCTCGACGCATCCTGCCGTTGATCATCTGGTGGACGTTCAGGTACGTCCGGCGGCCGTTCGTGCCGGGCTTTCGGCGGCCGGTTCCAAACTCCACGAGCCATGCGTGGTTGCCCGACTCGGCCCCCTCCTGGCTGGCTCCGCGTCCTGTCTGGAGCGGCCCGACGATGGCGATGACGGCACCGTCCTGCGGATAGACCTTCGTCCTGATCCTGACGGACTTCTTGAGATTCCCCGTGACGTTGCCGACCCGTGACTTGTACCTCGACTGAATAACACCGGCCGCCTTTCGGCAGGCGTCGCCGAGGAGCCTGTCGGCGTCTTCGCCGACCTTGTTCGCGAGTGCCCGCAGTTGCTCGGCCACCTCGCGAGCGCCGGCCGTCTGAACGGTGACGAACCCCTCGGTCAGTTGCTTGCCGGACTGGCCGCCGAAGTCACGAGGTGAACCCTGTCCTTGGGTGATCATGGGTCTTCCCTCGCCAAGAGTTCGTAGACCGTCCGCATCTCGCGTTCGAGGATGCTGGTGATCTCAAGGTGCCGGCCTCGCCACACGAGCCTGTGCTGGTGCGTCAGCCCCGGATACGCCCTGATGAAGATGCGATGCGTCACGAGCACGCCTGACTGCTGCGCCGAGAAATAGTCTCTGGTGCTGACGCCAGCCACGCTTGCCCACACCTCGCCGACGTTCTGCCACTCGACCGTCGCCTCTCCGAACGGGTTCTGTTGATCCACTGGAGCCTGGATCGTCACCCGCTCGCGCATGAGGCCGATCTTCATGGTCAGCCAATCCAGAGTGCGGTGTAGGGGCAGGAGCCGCTGGGCGTCGAGACTGTGATCGTCGCGGTCGTCGGTATGACGGCCACCCGCCCGGCCGGAACGTCGATCGCGCCGGCCAGCCGCAGCACGGTGGTGCCGGTGTTCTTGACGGCCAGGGTGGACAGCGGGCCGGAGCCGACGATCTGCGTGGCGGCCGTCGTGGCCGTGCCGGCGACGGTCAAGGCCGATGTCGCCGTTGCCATCGAGTGCTCGGACAGCGACCCGATGGTGAACGTCGTGTCGGTCGAGTTGTGGTAGATGACGTCGGTGTCGATTCGGGCGCGGATGGTCATCGGTAGTTGATCCCCAGGCCGCTGGCGGCCAGAAGCGTGTCGAACGTGTACGGCACCGAGGTGACGCCGCCGACGACGGCCGGTTGCCTCGATTCAAAGAGGTGTGCCACGAGCATGAGAATGAGGTGCTTGGCGACCGGGGGCACATTCGTGCCGTCCGCACCGTAGCCGGCCGTGAACTGCACGACGACGCTATTCTCGTCGCCTCGGGTCGGGGGCCACGCCCTCGCCCAGAGCGGGAAGATGCGGCCTGGGATCGACTTGGTGTCGACTTGGAAGTCGCCGGCGGCGCTTGTGAGGGTAGCCGTCGTCCCGTCGCCATTCCGGTAGGTCACGGTGACGTTCCCGGCGGCCATCGGGGCCCGCGGCAGGACGATCGCCCAGATTGGAAACAGGTCGTAGCGAGTTTCCCAGACGGTTGTGCAGAGCGTGATGTCGAGCACGTCCTCGACATACTGCCTCGCCACGGCGATCAGATTTTGGATGTACTCATCCTCGGCGCTTGTGTCGATTCGACACTGCGTCTTCGCCATCGAGAGCGTGACGGGCTCGACGGCCGGGCTCGTCACGCGGACGAGGCTCCGGTATGGGGTCAGCGTCGAGTTCGGCGGGTGCGGCGTGCCGAAGACAATCGTGTCCATTGCATTCCCTTGCTACTTTCGTGGCTTCTTGACTGCTCTCGGCGAGGCTTCAGCCGTCTCCACCTCCGGCTCGTCGATGCTCCGCTCGACGACCTTGTCCTTGACTTCCTCGATCAGGCCGCGGGCGATGAGGATTTCGCACATGCCGCCCGGCCAGTCCTCGAAGACTTGTCCAGGCTCGTAGGCGTCGAAACCTCGGACGATGCGGATTTTCATTGGATGGCTCCCCAGGCTTCCTTTGGTGCCTTCTGTCCGCTGTTCCAATACTCCGTCGAGTGCTGTTGAATCTTGTTGTCTGGAGCCCCCAGGCTCGGCCACGTCACCATCAACTCGCAGTGACCCACACTGACCCCCGTTGCCATACCGAGCGTGTTGCCGACGGCCAGCCACTTGTTCCAGAACGACACATCTTCGTCGATATGACCGCCCGTGAACTCGCCATCTTTGTTCGGCGTCGACTCGAACCAGGGCTTCGGCATCCGCTTGAGGGCAGAAGTCCGCAGGAACGTCAGCCCGAAGTGAGCAGTGCCGACCAACTGAACAGGCTTCTCGAACCACGAACCGTCGACCTGACACTTGTCGTCGGGGGAGACTCCGGGCATGGAGAACATGACCGAGTCCGTCTCTCGCTTCATCTGAAGCGGAGCGATGGCGTCAACCCCGCTGTGAAGCATAAGGGCGAGGAGAGCCTCGACAGTCTTCGCGTTGAAGACGGTGTCGTAATCGACTGTCAGGATGAAGTCGTGCGTGTCGATGACGCTCGACATCCCCTTGGCGAGCGACTGCGACCAGTAGGCACCAGTCACCTTGATCGGCGAGAGGCCGTGAGGTGCGAGGGCTGCCGAGACGCAGAGGAGGTTGTCGGTAAACGCGAGTCGCGGGGTCGACATGACCGCCGCGACTCGTGCGTCTGCCTCGACGTTTCCAACACGCAACTTCATCGGTTCGCTCCTTTTGACGGGAGCGGGCGCGCGTCCTTGCGCCTTCACCGGCCGGTCATTGGCCGTCCCGCTTGAATCGGGATCAGCCCTTGACCCAGCCGATGCAACCAGCCTCTGCGGCAGTCGTCGGGGCGCTATCGCCACGGGACAGCCGGCCCGAGATCGCCACGGCGATTGCCGAGGAGGTCGAGGGGCAAGCCGACACCTTCAGGTAACGCTTCCGCACCTTGGTGTCGATGTCCAACTTCACGACAGCGACGCTGGCGGTGTCCGTCACGGTCGGGATCGTGAAATCCGTTCCGCCGACGAAGCCGCTGACGTTCGAGTAGGCCGAGTTGTCGTCCGACTCTTCGACCTTGAGGGTCGAGGCAAACGTCGTCGCGGCGTTCGAGGCACGAAGAACAGCGACCGAGGCATAGTCCCACGACAGCGTGTCAATCACGAGGGTCGTGGTGTTGGTCGTGGCCGCAGTCGGAACCGCAGCGACAACCTTGCTCATCTGGGATGCAATCATGGTTCTGGGTACTCCTTGTTTTCTATGTCAGGTTCACGACGCGGCGGTCTTGAGAGCGATCACCGGGCCCGCCGTGGTGTTGTCACCCAGCGAGTGGTGGACGACGTCGAACCGCATCGTGCCCTGGAGGAGCAACTGATCGGTCGTGGCGTAGACTTGGTCGTACATCCGCACGGAGAAGTCCCGGCGACGGGCGTAGATCGAGGACAGGCCGAGGTTCGCGAAGAGAACCTTGACCTTGCCGGCGTCTGCACCGAGGGTCGAGTCCATGACGTGGACGAGGTTCACCGGGAAGCCGAGGAACGTCTCGTTGACACCGCCGCCCACCGTCTCGACGGTGTTCCCGCCGGCCGCGTAGCGGAGGCGAGCCATCGAGGAGGCGAAACCGGCCGGCGAGATGTACCACTGAGCGCCCGAGCGAGCGTACAGCGGCATCTTGCCGATCATGTTGACGAAGTCCGTCACGGTCAGCGTCTCGAACCCAGTGCGGGTCGAGCCGGAGGTCACGATGCTCGCCGTGTGGGTGCCGTCGTTGACACGGTTGACCGCGCCATGGATGCCACCGTAGGACGAGGTGCCGTCGCCAACCCAGCCGCAGAGGTCGATCTTGTAGGCCAGCGAGGTCGCGAACTCGGTCGCGACGGCGTCGGCCAGAGAGATCAGAGCATCTTCGACAACCTCGCTCGACATCCGGGTGCCAACCGCCAGTTTCTTGGCGATCAACTGGACGTTCGAGTAGGTCGGCTCGCTCTCGGTGACGGCAGTGCCTTCACCGACGAAGTAAGCCGTGGTTCCGGTGACACGCTTCGGCACGATCATCGTGTCGCGGGTCATCGTCACCTTCTCGACGCTCGACGCGGCGAAGGTGCCATAGTTTTCGACAAGACGAATCACGCGGGCAGCAAACTCCTCCGGCACCAGCGCGCCGCCGGTGCTGTTGGAGTTCTCGCCGAGGGCGCGGTTCTCGACGCCGTGCTCCTTGCACCACCGAATGTCGTCGGCGTTCTTGAACACCGCCGCACGCAGCCAGCGGCCGCAGCGGTAGGCGCTCTCGACAGCCTCGGGGCCGTCGTTGAACGCGGAGAGTTGCGTGTGATGCGGAGCGATGCCCCGAATCTCGATCTTCTTGGGCTCGTCCTTCACCTCGGCCACGGGGGCCGCGGCGGGGGCGGGAGCAGCCTTCTCGACGACCGAGCGGAGTTCGGCTTCCTTGGCCGCGATCCGCTCCTCGAATTCGAGGTCCGTCTTCACCTGATCGGCCTGGGCCGACAGTGAGAGGAGTTCCTTGGTCTGGTCGGCGCTGCGATCCTCGACCGCAGTGAGTTCCGCCATGCGAGCCGAGATGCCGGCCGCCCGCTCCTGAAGACGCTTGAGATTCGATGCCATGGTTGGCCCTGCTCCTGTTGAAGCCGGCCAACGCGAAGGTGCGGCGGCCGGCGGGTGTGTGTTTCCCGCTAGCGCGCCGCGCCGTGAATCCTCACGTCGCTCGCACTGCCCTACGCGACATCCATCGCGTAGCACTGTGTCTCTACTTGTAGATTAGCGTTACTGCTTGCTCGCTTGCAAACGAGTGCGGAGCAAGACAGCGTTGAGTTCCGCCAACTTGACCTTCGCAGCAAGCGACTCGTCGATCGTCGGCTCGGCAACTGCCGGAGTTTCTTCGGTAGTTGCTTCCGCCTGGACTTGAGCGTCCTCGACGACAGCGGACTCTGATCGCTTTGATTCTTCGCTCATCTTGCCCTCGGGGATGACCCATAACTTGCAGACTCCATCCTCCGAGATGCTTCCCTGCACCACCTCGCACGCGCCGGCCTCGAAGAAGATGCAGTTGCTGCACTTCAGGCCGCGTTCGGCGAAGGGGCTGACTTCGATATAGTGGGCTCCGGCCGGGCCGCCCTGCGGCCAGGGGCCGAACTCGTCGGCGATGCCCTCCAGAGACTCGGCATAGGCTAGGTTCGCTGGCGAGAGCGTGCCGTACTCCGAGTAGTCTTCGTCGCCGTCTACCTCTCGCTTTTCCGACGGCATCTGAGCGACTTTTGCCTCGCTCCAGCGGCGGCCGGGTTCCCCAGCCCAGAGCAAAAACGCCACAAATCCAGGCGTTTCCTCGCCGGCCTTGTCCCAGCCGGGCTTCTTGTCGACCTTGTGGCGAGCGTGCCACGCCCGCATCTTGATGACCTTCTCCTCGGTCAGGTTCTCGCGGGCGGCGATCTTTCGAGCCCACGAAATCGTCGCCGGCACGAGCCCGTCGCCGCCGCGGCCCTCTTCGTAGAGTTTCAGACCACGCCGGCAGGCCGCGGCCATGCCGGCCGTCGGCTTCAGGCTGACGTCGCCGTCGCGGACTTCGCAGTCGTCGCCCAGGTCGGCGGCGGGTGTTACGGAACCTACGCTCGTTTCGACTTGAGCATCGGTTTCGTTACGCCGCTCGATCCACTTCTGGCCGCTGTCCCCGCCGGCCAGGAGCCACTCGACGTGCGGAGTGGTTCCGGTCCAGTTGGCAGCCTTGGCGGCGGCGCATCGCTCCTGCACCTCGGCGAGGTGGGCGACTTCCTCGACGCTGATGACGTCGCGGTTGGCGATCCGTTCGGCGATCACGAGGAGCCGGGCGTCGATGTCGTCTCGCTTTTCGGCGATCCGAAGGCCACGGCGAGCCGCGTTCGACATCGTCTGATTCGGCCGGTAGTTCTCGCCGAGGGCCATTTCGATGGCTCGGCGGCTCACCACGACGCTGGACGCATCGTAGGCGGGGCGAACCACGGGGCCGACGTCTTCGAGGAGGCCGATGGAGCGGATTTCCCGCCGCTTCATGCCGCGGTCGTCGGTGCTCCAGACGTCGCCGCCGTTTTTTCGCACCGCGAAGGCGAAGGATGACCCGGTGACGAGTCGCTCTTTCACCATTGTGGCGACATCTTCGGCGTCACGAGTCGCCGGCAGCGACATTTCGTACCGCAAACCGTAGCCATCGACCGCCAACTTGAGCGACCCATTGCTCGAACGGGCGAGTAACTTGTTTTTGTCGTGGTTGTAGAGCCCGAGGACGTCAGGATTCGTCGAAAGGACGTCATCAAACGCCTTCGGATGCACGGTTTCGATGAAGCCGCCGAGATTTCGGCTCTCGGAGTTGAACACGGCCCCGTAACCGACAATTGTCGGCCGTTTTTCGCCGTTTTCGCCGTCCCGATACTCGATGGAGGCGTCCGAAAACGTGATCCGACGCTCGATTTCAGCGTTTGCCATGCTCACACCTGATTCGCGAGGTAGTTGTCGAGGCCGATCTGCTCCAGAACCCTCTGGGTGGCCTCGATGTCAGCGATCGAGTCCTCGCTTCCCTCCAAGTTGGAGGCAAAAACGAGGGCCGAACGCTCATCTCCGACAGCGCGGCAGGCCAAAACACCCGCTCGCTCGGCCGCGGCGGTTGCCGTTTCGAGTTCATAGTTCGCCGCGAGGACTCCCTCGAAGTCGTGACGCGGCCACATGGGCTGATCGTGTGCGCAGTCCGGCTGAACGTCGTAGTATTCGAGCCGTTCAAGCAGCGACTTCAGGTGCCCTCGCTCTTCTTCGGCGTCAGCCGCGTACTTCGCGGCCAGTTTCGAGTATCCCCATCGCCCGAAGTGAGCCGCCTGGGTGGCGTAGTTCTCGATGGCCGTCAGGTGCAGACGCACGCCGGCCTGAAGTGACGCGACGACGCCTGCGGTCGTGATCGGCGGAAGCGTTGGCTCACTCGGCATGGTCGTCAAGGTGCTGCTCGCACCACGTCTCCATCACGGTTTCGTACTTCTTTCCGCTGCGATGGCACCCCAAAAGGATGTCTTTCGAGCGACCTATCCACGATACCACGAACTCGTCAATGTCGCGGCCAGTAGCATTTGCTGCGTCGCGTAGTTCGGTTCGCATTCTTGACTGCATCTGCTCGAACCATGCGGCGAGTTTGTCTGGCTTGTTGCGACGCTCGATGATTCCGTCGGCTTCGATGGCAGCGAGGCGTCGAAGGTTGGTGCGGAAGATGACTTCGTTCGTGTCGAGGCTTCGCGGCTCCGAGTCCTGGCCGGCACTTTGGCCGCCTTCGGGATCGTCGCCGGACGGCGATTCTTCCGGCCCTGAAGGTTCTGCCGGGGCTTGTTCCTGGCCGGTCGCTTGGCCGGTCGGGTTGTTCGGCGTAAACGCTTCGAGCAACTGCATATTGACCTGAACGAACCGCTTTTTGCCGAGGCCGTTCGGCAGCGGGTTGTAGCCAATCGCGGAACGGTACTCGTCAACGTCGATCGCTCCGTTGTTGAACGCCTCGCGGAGGAACTGAGCCCTCGCCTGATAGTCGCCGGCGAGGAGCGCATTGGTATCGAAGTGGACGAAGTAGTTCTTGTCGTCGATGACGAGGTCGCGACGGCAGGCCATTTCCCAGCGACGCAGCCACGGCGTCAGCGAGAAGGTGACGAAGTCGATGGCCGACTGTTCCGCCGTCGAGAAGCGGACGTTGCTGAAATCGCCGATCAAATGGGGCGGGCACCTGTAGACGCGCGCCACATCTTCGACACTAAAACGGCGTGTCTCAATGAGTTGAGCCGTATCATTCCGCGTCGGGTCTTCTTTCTTGTGAAAACCATACGGCATGATCACAGTTTTGAACGCATTGGCTGGCCCCTTATGGGCCTCGTCCCACTGTTGCTTGAACCGTTGCAGAGCCTCTGGCTTGTGAGGCTGGTCGACCTCGACATACGTCCCACTCTTCGCGCCATTCCCGAAGTATGCCGACGAGTGCATCTCGGTCGCGCGGGCGAGGCCGATCGCGTCTCGCGAGAGCGTGGTGGGCACAAATCCTGTGACCCCATCCGATGACAACCAGCGAAGATGAAAAATCTCGTCCTGCCGATACTCGGTGACACGAATCTCCGGCTGAATCGGCGTGGTCGGCTCGGTGTAGTAGTAGCGGAGTTTGCCGTTTGAGAGCCGCTTGACCTCCATCCGCGACGGGTGAAGCGGGATCAGTTCGCTGACGGCACCGTTGCGGCCGGGCTTGATGTACGAATAGGCGTTGCCCCAGAGGAGAAGCCACGACTGAAGCAACTCACGGTACTCGAAGCCCGTCATCCACGAGTTCGGTTGGTAGCAGAGCACCTCGTGGAGGTGCTGATCCTCGGCGATCTCCTTGCCGCCGCCGGGGAGGCGACGGTAGACGCCCATAGGGAGGCTGGCAATTGATTCTGCGAGCACGCGGACGCAGGCCAGGACGACACTGCATTCAAGAGCCGTCTCGGGGCTGACGGTGATGCCGGCCACCGTTCGGCGAGTGTTGACGATCTCCTCGAAGATGCGGGAGAGGTTGCTCCGCATCTCGATCAGGTCGGCGACTTCGTTGTCTTCTGGAGTGGTGGAGTGTTGCATAGGCGTCAGAACACCACCAGTTGCGGGTCTTCATCGGGGCCGACAGCCTCACCGGAGGCTAGTCCGAGGGCCATAACACAGGCCACGGGAGCGTCGATTCGGGCGGTCGAGTGGGAATGAGCCTTGGTGGGCTTGATGTTCCCTGCGTCGTCGGTGCGGACCTGAAGATTGCTCATCTGGTAGGCCAGCGCCGGATTGCCGCCGTGACGTATTTTGCCTGAAATTGTAAGCGCGGCCAGCATCTTGCAGGGCGCGCTCATGGAGGCGTATCCCTGCCCGAACGGCTTCACTTCCACGCCTTCCGACGTTAGTTGCGTCGTGATATGCGTGGCATTCCACCTGTCGATGGCTACGCCGCGGACCATGTTCTCTTCGCAAAACGAGAGAACGTAGTTCCGAACGACGTCGTAATCGACAATATCGCCTTCTGTTAGTGTAACAAACCCATCCTTCGCCCATTGGCGGTACGGAGCCTCGTCCTTGTCAGCGTTCGCCTCGGGGAGGAAGAGGTGAGCGAAGACGTCGTAGGTGCCATCGTGGTTGCCGTCCTCGTCGACCCCAGGCCAGACGGCCACGAACGCGGTCGTGTCTTGCGTGCTCGACAGGTCGAGGCCGCAGTAGCAGGGGAGGTGCGAGGTGTCGCGAAGGGGTTCGCTGCACTTGTCCCACTGGCCCATGCGGAAGAAGCGGTTGGCTCCGTTGGAAACCCACTGGTTGAGGTAGAGGGTGCGGAATTTGATCTCTTGGGCGACCGACTCGCGAGCCAGGGCCGCCTCTCGCTCCATGAACTCTTTGCGGATCGTGATTCCGTAGTTCGGTGAAGCGATCTTCCACGTCGACTCATCGAAAGGGTCGGCGTCGTCAGGGGCAGCGTAGATGCACGGCAGAAACGTCGGGTCGACCAGAGTTCCTTCCTGAATCTTTAAGGCACGCTGCCACTCCTCGTAACAGGGGCCGATGCGGTCCATGCCGGCCGTCGTGATGTAGACGACCAGTGGTTCAGCCCTTGCGCCCATGCCTGATTCGAGGACGTCGATTAGGTCACGATTCTTCTGGACGTGAAACTCGTCCACTAGGCAAAGACTTGGATTGAAGCCGTGCTTCCCCCGATGCTCGCTAGAAAGGAACTGGATCGTCGACCTCTTGTGGGGGACGACGATTGAGCCTTTGTAAATCTTCGACCTCTTCAGGAGGCCGGGGCATGACTCGATGTACCTTGAGCACGCCGTGAACAACAGACTCGCCTGCTTTCGGTCGCCGGCAGCGATGAGAATCTGGCCGCCGTCGGCACCGAAGAAGCCCTCGTAGGCTGCAATGACGGCACACATGGCCGAGTTGTGTGTCGGGATTAGTGAGCGGCCGACGAGGAACATTCCATCGGGAGAATCGACTTGAATGCAGCGAACCGGAACCGATGCTGCCGGCGTGCAGGAGATGATTGACCTGTGACGAGTCCTATCGGGGCGGCCGGGGGCAACCCCCTTCACCCTCGCCTGCTTGCGTGACATTCGGCAGACGACAAGCGGATGCCGTGGCCGAAACTTCACCCAGTAAACGGGTCCGTAGTCGCGCCCGTTCAGTTTTGCACGCCCCTCGGCGATGGTGGCCTTCAGGCCAAGCCCCGTGGCGAGTTCAAGAAACCCGTCGGCAAGAACTCGATTCGTGGCCGTGAATGTCGCCTGCCCCGATACAGCGACTGATCCATCTGTGTCCATCATTCCCTGCAAGAGAGCGAGCCGCTGCTCACGAGACGCCATCAGGTAGTCGCGAGGAATGTGCTTGTTTCGTAGAACCCCTATTGCGCGAAGGATTTCCTGAACTGACCTTGTTCCGCTTCGCCTGTTTTCTTTGAGGTGTCCGCGACCTCCGAGCCGGACGTATAGCGCGTTCTTGCTCTCGTACCTAGTCACAACCACAGGGACGCCGGTGGCGGCGAGGTTTTCAATAATGTCGCTCTCGTGAAAACTGACGGCAATGCTCGCTTCTCGCGACGCTCCGTCGCCAAGCCACACGCCGAGGACATAGGGGTCTAGCGGCAAGCCGGCGACCGGCATCTCAAGCGGTTCGGCGACTACAACGCGATGATTGCGGGCGATTCCCGTGCGGCACGTCCTCGATATCTCGCCAGTGGTCCGAACTCGCATGCCGGCAAGACCACGGCTCATGCGACCACTGCCCTGCCCAGTGACTCCAGCCTTAGCGTCGGTAAGCCACAAGTGATCCTCGTCGGCGACGATGGTGTCGCCCTGCGAGAATACGACCTTATAGCACGGCCGGTCGTGCATCACCTCGCTGACGGCAAGAATGCGTGTTGTGTAGCCTAGCGGGTGAAACACCTCATCTCCGACCTCGACGGAGCCCATCGTCTTCCATCCGGCTGATGTCAGGATGGGAGTATCAAGGGCCAGTGCCTTCCCGCTCTTTCGAGGCAGAGCAAGCAGCGACCGCTGGTACTGACGAAGTCCGTCCGCTCGCTTCGTGTTGAAGAGGGCGTCGAGGTACTCGTCCTGCCACGGCTGCGGTATGAACGGCTTGCCGGTGAACGGGGCTTCGGTGTGCTTGAGCAGCCGCGCGAAGGCGCGGATGTCAACCTGCGGCGACGTCGCCAAAGAGTGCATCCACGGGGTCGGCGACGACCTTCACCGCGCCGTATCCGAGGCGGGTTCGGTCGGCAGGGGTAAGGCCCAGCACCGTTTCGAGGTGCCGAAGTTGCTCGCCGCACTCCTTTGCTTGGGTCGCCACGCCCGTTGCCCGCGAGAATCGCAGGCTCCCGTCAGGAGCCGTGACCTCGACGTAGGCGAGGTCGATGCTCTGGAGTTGCTGGGCGGCATACTCCCACATGACATACACGACACAGTAACGAATCAGGACGTGCTCGTCGGTTTCGGCGAGCGTGCCCATCTTTGTCAACCAGTCGACCAGCCTCGTGAAGATGAGTTTCGCCCTCGGCTTGAGCCAGTCGGGCGGCTGCATCGTGGCCGGCGCGGTCCCCAACTCCTCACGGCCCTTGGCGTGCTTCGAGCCCGTCAGTTCGAGAATGTGCTTCGGCTTCGGGGGGCGACCTCTCATGCCATCAAGCATGACGGCGAGGCGGTTCGTCGTGCAAAGGAGTGCAGGAAAAGCC